ACTCATAGAGACTCCTCAGCCAGGTGGCGGCGTAAGTGCCCAGTTCGCCGTAACACCACTGCTGATAGACGGCGTACTCCTGGGTGCCCTCCGGGATGAAGCGGATGTAGAGGGACTGCTTGGTCTTCTCGTACCAGGGCACGTCGTCCACGGGCTCCATCTGCTCCCCGCATATGTACTCGCAGATCGCCACGATCCGGGACAGGGTCCGGTGGGTGTCGTACTCGTCGTCCTTCGGCATCCCCAGGCAGCCGATGGCGATGACGACCTCGGCCCAGGGCAGTTCGCCGCACTTAGCCGGGTCGAAGGGCTCGATGAACTCGCGCCACTTCTGACCCTTCCGCAAGAGTGCGACCTCCTCGCGGAGCGTCTTGATCTCGGCCTCTGCCTGTACCAGGCGCGTCCACCACCTCGACAGATCAGTCACTGTTGAGTATCCTCTCCGCTGCGGCCTGTACCTTGGCGTGGACGGCGGCGTACCCGGCCACATCCACCCAGTGGTCTGGCTTGTCCTGGGTCTTGGAACGGACGATCTTGTCAAGGATGAACAGGACGCTGACCTGTTCCGGGGAGATCGGGCATCCCAGGTAGGCGCTCCACAGGTTGGCGGTGAGCATGTGGTGGTCCCAGCACCCCCCGTACTGGTCGTCCCGCAGGCTCACCACGGCATCGGCCGTCTTGAGCAGGTTGCGGTCGGCCTCAGTCCAGTCGGACAGGGGGGCGGTCAGTTCCGGGTTGTCCTCGATCAGTAGGGGCATGGTGCTCTCCGGTGTGGTGGATTGGGCGAGGTGGTAGGAGCGGCCGGGCCAGTTGTTGTACATCAGCACGACCCCTGGAAGACGGGGAGGATGTAGACCGGGGAACTGTTCCGGTAGTAGCCGGAGAAGACCAGGTGCCGCTGCTGTGCCAGGTGCCGGAACTGGTCGCGCACGATCCGGTCCTGGAACCCGTAGGCCGCAAACTCCTTGACCGTGACCCCGTGCTCGGCCTGGTCGAGGGCGGTGTTGAGGATCTGCGACTTCATGCTCACCATGACCACCGGTCCTTCACCTTGAGTTTGGTGATGACGTTGGGATCGGCGGCGAGGTGTCCGACAAGTCCCTCGAAGTACCCCTGCGCCTCCTGCTTGAGCCCCGCACGGTTCACCCGAAACTCGTTGATCGCCTCCTGCAAAGAGCAGCCCCACCACAGGTTGTCTGAGTCGAGGTGGTACGAAGTCGCGTCCCTGGAGGCGAAGGTGATGACCTCCAACTCTTCCAAGCCGTGAGGGTTGCCCTGGATACCGGGGCCTACGAGTTCTCCGTAGACGTACTTGATGTCGTCAAGGAGGGTGAATCCCTGCTCAAACTCCTGCCAAGAGAGAACGGCCTTCCACTGTTCCCAGGACAGGGCGCTGTCCTTGGTGCGCCCGAACGGCTCACCGCCCCACTCGAAGCCGACGCTGGTGCCGTCCCACTTGTAGTACCACTTCCAGTCGGAATGCAGATTCTCCTCGAAGACTGGATCAGCGAACTCAGGGATGAAAGCCTTGCCCTTGGGGTCGCGCTTGTAGGGGCTGTTGATCTTCGTGAAGTACTTGCTCACGTCTCGTCCCTCCCCATCGTTGCAAAACGTTCGAGCACGTCGCGGTGGATGCGTCGTGACCCTCCGATCTTCACGCTCGGAATGGTGTTGTCCTTCAAGAGAGCGAACATTGTTGTGCGACCGATGGACAGGAGCCAACAGGCCTCGTCCACCGTGTAGAGAATCCGATCCCCTGGGACCTCAACGAAACGACTCATGTGTGCCTTCCTCGGAGTGTTGTCTTGTCGAAACTGGTGCGTCGGGTGAGTTCTCGGGAGAGCATCTGGGCGTTGCGCTCCATCGCGGCGGCGATGCTCTCGGTCAACTTGCGGTAGGCGTACCGCTCATCGACCTGCTGGCGGGCGGCGATGATGTCGGGGTCGGCGGCGGCCTTGGCCTTCTGCAGGGTGACCCGGTCGCCGGTCTTGCCGGTCCACTCCCGCAGCATCACCTCGGCCTCCTTGGCCTCCAGGTGGGCCTGGGCCGCGCGCTCATCGATGGCGGCGGCGGCGACCTGGCTGGTGGTGTAGTCGCTCCAGGCCACGAACTCGGCGTAGGACTCCATCAGGTCGGTGTCACTCATGGAGGTCAGGGAATCGGGGAGTTTGGGCAGGCCCGAGATCGGCTTCTCCGGCAGACCCAGGCCCTGGGACAGGATCTCGTGGAAGGCCCGCTCGCTGACCGGACCCAGACGGTAGTCACTCATGCGAACTCCTTGCACTTGGCACAGGTCGATCCGGGGTGGATGCTGCAGTCCGGCTCGTCATCGACCTCGACCCGCTGTACGACCTCGTAGGCCTTGTCCAGGATCGGATCGATGAGGTCCCGGTTACGCTCGACCGTGAACTCCTTCACGTCCTGGTTGGCCTTGCATTCGTAGTGGATGATGGCCTTAGTGGGGGCGGCTTCGCCGTACTCCAGACGTACCGCCTCGAAGTAGAACTGGACCTGCAGGTTGTGTCCTCCGAACGGTCGGCTGATCTGCTTGAAGGCCTCCTCCAGGCACCCGGCCCGCAGCAGCGAGGGCTCGTAGGTCCGTAGGGTGCCGGTGCCTATCGACTTGATCTCCCAGAGGTGATCAGGTTCCACCCCCTCGAACTTCAGCCAACCGTCCGTGTGGCCCTCGATCCGGAGGTGGGGAATCGCCAGTTTGACCTCGGCGTACTTCCATGCATCGACCAGACACACCCGGCAGTGGTGGTCAGGCCAGCCGAGGGACTCCTCGGTGGTATCGCAGATGCGGCAGCGATAGGTGCCCCACAGCAGTCCGGCATCAGCGGCCCACCCCTGCCACTTGTCGTGGATGTCGTGGCCGGTACGGAAGACGTTCTCCGTACGTAGCGGGTGGCTGACCCGTTTGGGCTCGGCCCCGCGCAACAGGTGATAGGAGGCCCGCAGGCACCAGTCCTTGCCGATGATCTCGCTGGGGTGCAGCACATCGGTGCGCCGCGAGGTGTCGGGGGTGCGGGTCTGCAGGTAGCGGTCCACCCGGCTGATGACCTTGGTCTTGGACTTGCGGGTGGCCAGGTAGTCCTTCAGCGGACCCTGGGTGACGGCGGGCATCCTATTCACCTCCCTCGTTCGTCCACCAGGCGCTGGGCCTGGCCGTAGAGGTCCTCGTCGTCGTCCCGGAGGTCGAGGTAGGGGTCTCTGCGCTTCCACTTGCGGAGCAGGGCGTTGCGCTCCCGGTGGGACATCCCACCGAAGATCCCGTGCTCCTCGTCGCGGCGTAGCGCGTAGAGCAGGCACTCGATCCGTACCGGGCAGGGTGGGCGGGAGTCCTTGCCGTTACAGATGGCCTTGGCCTGGTCTGCGATGCCCTTGTAGAGGGCCTTGTCGCGTGGCGGGTAGAACAGTTCGGTGTCAACACCGAAGCACTTGGCGCTCCTACGCCACTCTTCGTCGTGGTCCAACGGGTGTCCTTCATGTCGGTTCACCCGTCCCGTTGAGGATGGTCAGTGCGTCGTCTTCATCGAGGATCACGTAGTTGTGACCGTTCAGATGGAAGCCAACGGCGGGAGTGCGACCGTCCAAGATCGCCTCCCTGGTGATCTTCTCCAGGTACTCGGCCTTGATCGTGATCTGCTTCTTGCCAGTCCACTTGTGCTCGATGAGCAGAGTCGGTGTCCTGACATCTCCTTTGCGGTGCCAGAAGGCACCTGAGGCGACGTTGCGCTGTCCACCGGTCTTGGCGGCCAAGCGGTCCTCGTGTTTGCGGCTCTGCCGCTGTCCCTCACTTCGCGGCACGACTGACCACCTCCATCACCTCACGGGTGAGGACCTGGGCCAGATCAGGCTCCTCCCGGACGCTGTCCAGGACGGAGTCGGCACCCTGCCATTTGCGGTCGCCGTAGTAGTACCATGCCCCGCTACGGGTGAGGATGTCGTTGAGGATCGCCAGGGCCACGATCTCCTTGGCGAAGTCGGTCTCCCCGGCCTTGAACAGCGGCGGGCAGTCATCGAAGTAGAAGTCGATGTTGGCGACCTGGTTGGGCGGGGCGGTCTTGTTCTTGATGATGCGGACCTTGATGGTTTGGCCGACACGGGTAGCCTCGGTGCCCTTGCCGTGGACCAGCCAGTCGCCGCGCTTGATCTCACACCGGACGAAGAAGGCGAAGTCCTTGCCCTTTCCGCCTGGGGTGGTGCGGGGGTCGCCGTGCATGACACCGATCTGCAGCCGGTACTGGTTGATCATGATGCCCAGGACCGGGCGCTCCTCCTCGATGAGGCTGCGCTTCATGGCCGCGCCGACCTTACGGAAGAACTGGTTGGTCAACAACGCGCCCTTGCCGACCGTGGACTCCCCGGCATCCTTCTCGTCCTCCAGCGCAGGGACCAGGGCCGGGAGGGAGTCGATGACGATGGCATCCACGGCCTTGGACTCCGCGAACTGGATGACGGCCTGGTAGGCCTCCTCCATGATGTTGGTCTCGATCACCAGGACCTGGTCGAGGTTGACCCCGCACATCTGGGCGTACTGTGGGACCCACTGCTCGGCGGCGACCCAGACAGTGGTGTGGTCGGGGTTGGCGGCCTGGTTGGCGGCGATGGTCTTGAGGGCCACGGCGGTCTTCCCTGAAGAGGCCTCCCCTACCAGTTCGATCCACTGGTTACCGGGCCAGCCGCCTCCTAGGGCGTAGTCCAGGCTGACGCTGCCGGTGGTGATGCGCGGCATCAGGTTGTGCTCGATGCTGGAGGCCACGACGACGGCCTCGGTCTTCAACTTCTTGTTGATCGTCTTGGCCAGGGCCAGGGCGGTGGCGTCGATCATCCGACCCTCCCGGCACTGGTGTTCTGCGGCTGGTAGCCCGCTGACGGGACCTGCCGAGCCGGGGTGACCGGCCCGCCTTCCCCGGTACCGGTCATGCCGGTGGACTGTTGCTCTATGGGGTACCCGCAGTCGTAGCAGCGTGGCTTGGCGGTGCCCATCGAGAAGTAGTTGTCGCCGCCACAGCCGGGGCAGATCGACTGGCTCTTGTCGAAGGTGGTGCGAGTCGGCATCTGGGGTTGTGCCGGGGGCTGGGTCTGCGGGTAGGACGGGACCGGAGACACCGGACGACGGGTGGTGTCCCCCGACAACTTGCGGCTCCACCAGTCACTCATCGGAGTCTCCTGTCTTGATCAACATGACCTTGGCCTTAGGGAGGTTGGTCTCGAACATCCCGATGTCCACCAGGCAGGACAGTGTGGCCAGCACGCAGCGGGTGGCGACATCGGACTCGTACGCGATGCCGCGTTCCTTGATCTCGGGGTCCAGATCGTCGGGGCCGAACTCGGCAACGATCCGCAACACCGTGTCCACCGCCGCGTTGACCACCGACAGGGCCATGATCACCTTGGACAGCCGCTCTTCACTGTCACGCTGGAGTGCCTCCTGGCCCTCCTGGCTGACGGGGGGGAGGTCGAAGACCTTATGCAGGACCTCGTCGGCGGCCTCCCCGAGGAGTGCGTCGTAGGCGAGGTTGCGGACCAGGACGCGCGGGTCGTAGTTACCGTCGTGGCCCATGATGGTGGAGGCTTCCGGGATCTCGTGCTGTACCTTGTTGTTCTTGAACCTGTCGAAGAAGCCCATTACTTCGCGTCTCCCCACCGGTCCACGACCTTGAGATCGATCTCCAGCGGCACCTTGAAGTCGGTGATGCCGGTCATACCCTCCCGCACGGCCTTGGACGACAGGTCCACATCGGCCTCCGGTGCGGTGACGATGATCTCGTCGTGAACCGTCATCACGATGTGGGAGCCGTGCGGGAGGAGATCGTAGGTGCGGACCAACGCCTTCTTCATGATGTCTGCGGCCGAACCCTGGATCACCGCGTTGAAGGCCTGGCGCTCGGCGCGAGCGCGCAGGTACACATCCTCATGTGTGAGGTCGGGAAGGTGCCGCATCCGTCCGTAGAAGGTACGGACTGTGGGTGGCCTCTTGCTGCGGGCGCTGACGATGGTCTTGCGGCGCAGGGTCTCTATGGACGGGAACTCCTTGGCGAAGTCGGTCATCAACTTCTTGGCGTCGGTGACCTTGATACCCAGCCGCTCGGAGACGGAGTCCGGGCCGATGCCGTAGGCGATGCTCAGGACCAGTTGCTTGCCTGCGGCCCGGTTGACTCCCAGCGGCTCCGCGACAGCGGTGTAGATGTCCTCGCCGTCCAGGAAGGCTTGGATCATCCGCTTGTCGTTGGACAGGCTGGCGATGATCCGTGGCTCGATCTGAGCGAAGTCGGCCACGATGAACCGGTGACCGGGGTCGGGGACGAACAGGTTACGGATGGCCCGGCCGTTGTCGGTAGAGGCGTTAGGCACGTTCTGCAGGTTTGGGGAACTAGAGTTGTGGTTCAGGAAACCGCCTGCACAGTAGGAGTGGTCTCCCTCCACCTCGATGTCCCAGACTCCCATTGCTCCCACAAAGGAGACTTCGACCACCCGGTCGTCATGTGCAACGTCCGATGCCCAGCAGGAGTCACCAGGGCGAGGTTGTCCAAGGAGTTGTTCTGCTTGTCCCCGTCGATGTGATGAACATGTAGTGATCGAGGAAGTACGGGCGGCTCCAACCCCAGGGCCTCGGCCATCACGATCCGATGAACCTGCTCGTACCGACCATCCACCTTCCGCATCAAGTACCCGTGACCGTCCTCGATGTCCCCGATGTAGTTGTGGTGCTGGGAACCACTCTTGCCCAGCATCGGGTTCTTGGTCCCCATCTTCGACCGAGACAGTCGCAGTGACTTCTCCGCTGCGTACTCCTCCTTCGGAAGATGAGACCTCAAGATGTGCCGCACGTTCTGGGTAGTGGTACCCAACCTCTCGGCCATAGTGTCCAGGGTCGGCTTGTCCCTGGCCTTGTACATCTCCAGAACCGCCGCGACGTTGTCCGGGTTGTTCACATACCGCTTGCTGACTGAC